CAGGAACATATGGTTCTGCTGCTACATTTTTTACAGAAGATTCTGTAAAAACAGATTATGTATCTGCATTAAACGGTATTAGCGATGGTATGGATACAACAAATTTAGTTAACTCTGATTTAACTCGTAGTATACCATATAGTAGTTATAGTATGGAGTTCGATGGAACAGATGATAATATAAATTTAGGAAATGATGCAAGTTTATATCCAGGCACAAGTGATATGAGCTATTCTTTTTGGTTTAAATCAAACTCTTTATCAAGTTATAAAACTATTTTTGGTCAAGGTGCAACAGATTTAAATGCTTTAAACAAAAGTGATAAAGCTGTTTTTATAACAACTTTAGGTGATGAAATGAGAATTTTTGTTGGTGCAGATATAGGTGCTTGGGCTATTGACCAATCTAATACCGCGTTTAACACAAGTAATGCAAATTTTGTTGTAAATAGATGGTATCATATTGTTTTTACTTTTGACAGAGATGGTGATGGAGTAATATATATAGATGGTGTTGCTAACGTTACACAAGCAGTTGATAGTTCATCTACAAGTGTTGATATAGTAGATACTGATGATAGTATTATTGGTGGAGTTGATTATGACTTTGATGGCTATCTTTCAAATATTTCAATTTACAATTCAGTATTAACTCAAGATCAAGTATTAACAATTTATAATGGTGGAGTTCCAAATGATATTTCTAGTTTATCTCCAGCATCTTGGTGGAGTTTAGCAGGTGATAGCTATTATAATGGAAATGAATGGATATGCCCAGACTTAGGTAGTGGTAACAACAATGGAACTAGTACTGGAATAGCTGCAACTGGTTTAGTGGGTGATGGTCCAGGTTCTACAGCGAATGGAATAGCTACAAGTATGGATATTCCAGCAAACTTAAAAGGTAATGCACCTAACTCATCTAAAAATGCTTTTTCAGTAAATATGAACTCAGCAGATAGAGTTACAAGCGTACCAGGGTAAAAAAGAGATTAAGTAAGTAAATATATAAATAACAATAAGATACTAAATAATAATTAAACAATGGCAACAACTTATGCAGTAATAAACTTAACTGATACAAACGCAATTTTATTCAGTCAAGTAAATCAAAGCTCTGCTCAAACAATGAGAAGAGATTTAGCTAATACTCAAGGTTTATTATCTTACCAGGTTGAACCTAGTTTTATTACTAATGGTTCTTTAGTACCAGTAAGTACAATGGATCATGATGCAGCATTAGCGCTGATGGCAACTCCAGAGTGGTCGGATCCAAATCCACCTACAGAGTAAATTAAAATTAAATTAAATTAAATTCAATGAAAATCAAAGAAGATCAATTAAAAAAAATACAAGAGCAGCAAGCTGCAGTTACTAAAATCTTAAATGAAGTAGGTTACTTAGAAGCTAATAAGCATGGGTTACTTCATGAGTTAGCTGGAGTAAATCAACAAATAGAAGATTTTAAAGGTGAACTTGAAAAAGAATATGGCGCAGTAAATATCAACTTAGAAGATGGTACTTACACAGCTATAGAAAAAGAAGAAGAAGTAGCTGTTGGTCATGTCTAGTATTATACGTAAAATAAGTATTGGAGCAGATTATAAAAATGAAGCTATGCATTACTCCGTAGGCCAACAGGTTTACGGAGGCCATAGCATTTCAAATATACTGTTTGAAGAACAAGATAATTCTTACAATATATTTATAACTAAAGAAGACGAAGTATTGCCTTGGAAAAAGTTTAATTCTAATATGGCAATATCTGTTGAGTATGATTTGCAATACTAATGGAAAGCTTATATCGATTTATCATAAAGCCTAAAGGCGAACGTTATGATAATGAAAAAAAAGTAGGTGACAAAAGCCTTATAACTAATACTCGTATTGAAACATTTCAGTCAGTTAGTAAAAAAGCAATTGTTATAGCTTTACCTAAAGCTTATAAAACAGATATCAAAGTAGGCGACGAAATAATAATACACCACAATGTATTTCGTAGGTTCTATGATATGAAAGGTAGAGAAAAGAACTCTGCATCATTTTTTAAAGATGATTTATTTTTTTGTGATATAGAACAAATATACCTTTATAACCGTAATGACAAATGGATATGCAATTTAAACTATTGCTTTGTACATCCAGTTGCTTCTATAGATGAGTTTAGCACACTAAAAGAAGTTCCACTTCTTGGTATAATAAAATATAGTAACAAGTCCTTAGAAGCGCTAGGAATCACTCCTGGAACCTTAATAACGTTTACACCCAACTCTGAATTTGAGTTTATAGTCGGTGATGAACGTTTATATTGTATGAAATCAAATGATATAGCATTAATGCATGACTACCAAAAAGATAAAGTTAAATATAATCCAAGCTGGGCACAAAGCAGTTGAGGAATTAATTAAGATCGCTAGAGAACCTATTGTAGATTCAGAAGATGATATATCTGCAGATAGATTAAAAAATGCAGCTGCAACAAAGAAATTAGCTATTTTCGATGCGTTTGAAATATTAACGCGTATTGAGAATGAAAAAGAAATGTTAGAGAATAAACCTAAAGAAGAGAAAAAAGAAGAAAAAGCTTTTAAAGGTTTCGCGGAAAGGAGAAGTAAATAATGTACCAACAAACATTATATACAATATTAAAAGATTATATCAATCCTAAAATACTTAAAAAAAATAATAGGTATAAAAAATGGGAATATGGATATAATAAAGAATATGATTTTGTAGTTATAAGTAAAGACGGAACTATTGGACAGATATACGAGATTCAAGGTCTTAAAGTTGCAATACCAGAAGAGCATGAACCTTTTAAACGAAGCAAAGATAAAAAGGAACAATACTGGGAAAGACAAGAATATCCAAAAGAATTAGCTAGGATTAAAAGTGTATTTGATTGGGATGAATACCCTACAGATTTTAAAGAAAAATGGTTTGATTATATAGATGAAGAGTTTAGAAAAAGAGATGAAGGTTACTGGTTTTATAACAATGGTGTTCCTACTTATATTACAGGCTCTCATTATATGTACTTGCAATGGTCAAAAATTGACGTTGGAGCCGCTGACTTTAGAGAAGCAAACAGATTATTCTTTATGTTCTGGGAAGCTTGCAAAGCAGATAGTAGATGCTACGGGATGTGTTACCTTAAAAACAGACGATCTGGTTTTTCATTCATGTCATCAGCCGAGTTGGTTAACCAAGCAACAATATCTAGTAACGCCAGATTCGGTATCCTTTCTAAAACTGGAGCAGATGCTAAAAAAATGTTTACAGATAAGGTTGTACCAATATCCGTTAACTATCCGTTTTTTTTCAAACCGATCCAGGATGGTATGGATCGTCCTAAGACCGAACTGGCATACAGAGTACCAGCTTCAAAGCTTACTAGACGTAAACTAGAATCAAACGAACAACTAAAAGAATTAGAAGGTCTTGACACAACTATAGACTGGAAAAATACGGGGGACAACTCTTACGATGGTGAGAAATTAAAAATATTAGCACACGACGAAAGTGGAAAATGGGAACGACCAGACAACATATTAAACAATTGGCGAGTTACAAAAACTACATTGAGATTAGGAAGCAGGATAGTAGGCAAATGTATGATGGGTTCAACTTCAAACGCCCTAGACAAAGGTGGAAACAACTTTAAAAAATTATTCTATGATTCAAGCGTTGAGAGAAGAAATAAGAATGGTCAAACAAGCTCGGGACTCTATAGTTTATTCATCCCTATGGAATGGTCCTACGAAGGATACATTGATTCTTATGGATTACCTGTCTTCGATACACCACAAAATCCAATCATTGGAATTGATGGAGAAGAAATTAATATCGGAGTTATCGAGCACTGGGAAAACGAAGCAGAAGGACTTAAACAAGACCAAGACGGATTAAACGAATTTTACAGACAATTTCCTCGTACAGAAAAACATGCGTTTAGAGATGAAACTAAAGAGTCATTATTTAATCTGGTTAAAATATATGAACAAATAGATTACAATGAAGAAACGCATAATATAACTTCTGTAACTAAAGGAAGTTTTCAATGGGAAAATGGAATTAAAGATTCAAGAGTTGTATTTTATCCAAATAATGATGGTAGATTTTTAATATCATGGGTTCCATCTAAAAATTTACAAAATAATGTAATTATAAAAAATGGTATTAAATACCCTGCAAACGAACATCTTGGAGCTTTTGGTTGTGACTCTTATGATATTAGTGGTACTGTAGATGGTAAAGGGTCTAATGGATCACTTCATGGATTAAGTAAATTTTCTATGGATGATGTTCCACCAAACCACTTTTTTTTAGAATATATATCTAGGCCTCAAACAGCTGAAACATTTTTCGAAGATGTACTTATGGCTTTAGTATTTTATGGTATGCCAATACTTGCTGAAAATAATAAACCTAGACTTTTATATTATTTAAAACGTAGAGGTTATAGAGGTTTTAGTATGAACAGGCCTGATAAAGTCTGGAATAAATTATCAACAACTGAAAGAGAAATAGGTGGTATACCTAACTCAAGTGAAGATATTAAACAAGCTCATGCAGCTGCAATAGAAACATATATTGAAGATCACGTAGGTTTTTTAGGCGAAGGTTATGGTGACATGTACATGCAACGTACTTTAGAAGATTGGGCTAAATTCAATATTAATAATAGAACAAAGCATGATGCTTCTATTAGTTCTGGACTTGCCATAATGGCTTGTAATAAAAATAAATACAGACCAGTAGCGGTAAGACAAAAAAATCCTATTAAGCTTGGTATTAGAAGATATAATAATGATGGTCAAGTTTCAAAAATAATAAAATAAATAAATGGTTTATACTAATAGCAATAGTTCTTTTCCCGATCAGGTGGTACCAGATGCAGAAAAAGCAAGTTTAGATTATGGTTTACAAGTAGGCCGAGCTATAGAAGGTGAATGGTTTAGTAATTCTAGACAAGGACCTAATATGGGTTATGCTACTACTAATTATAATAATTATAATTTATTAAGATTATATGCCAGAGGTGAACAACCTGTTCAAAAATATAAAGATGAATTAGCTATAAATGGTGATTTATCATATTTAAATTTAGACTGGAAACCTGTACCTGTTGTATCTAAATTTGTAGATATTGTAGTTAATGGTATGTCTCAGCGTAATTTTCAAATAAACGCTTTTGCTCAAGATCCAGCATGTTTAAAAACTAGAACAGATTATGCTAATAATTTAATGGTTGATATAAATGCAAGAGAATATTTAGAACAAGCACAACAAACTTTAGGTGTAGATGCTTTTTCTATGACTGCTGCTGATACTCCTCAAACTTTAGAAGAGTTAGAAGTTCACATGCAAATGGATTTTAAACAATCGGTAGAAGTAGCTGAAGAAGAAGTTATTAATCATATATTAGATAACAATAAATACGATTTAGTTAGACAAAGATTAAATTATGATTTAACAGTTTTAGGTATTGGCGCTGTAAAAACAAGCTGGAATAGATCCCAAGGTGTTAAAGTTGATTATGTAGATCCTGCTTGTTTAGTATATTCATATACTGAAG